GATCTATCAAAATCTTCATCTAAAGATATTTCACTGCTACCTGAAACAGTTTTAAAACTGTTAAAAAAATTATTATATCTCCATTCCAAATATCTAAAACTTTTTACAAGATTGCCGTTGCGAGATAAAACTTGACCTTCTAAATATCCCCTGTATGTATTCAATTTATATGAAATAAGACAATACCTAGCTGGTCGCTGATAATTAAAAGTATTATTTTTAATATCACTTAGATAAACATTATCTATATTTTTATAATTGCTCAAATGATGTACAACGTTTTGAATATCCATAACTTTATTTATTAAAGGTTAAAAGTACACAATTACAAAAAATTATTATAACTTATATTGATTAGTTTGTCAACTTTTTTTGATAAATATTTACAATTGGAGAGTTCTATGCCCAGATTGAGCATGTGGAGAGACTATAAAAGTCTCGACTATCAATTTTTAGACAATCAAATAAGTGAATATTTTATAGTAGGTGGTACTGGTATTATTATTCACAAATACATAGGTCCAGCAAGTGCAGGCAAACCTGACGATCCTACTTATCAAAATCCAGATACAAGTGATAAAAATATAAAAGAAAGAGTAATCCAAGATTTATTATTTTTAGAAAATCGAGATAGGAAATATGATGATGATGTTTACGAAATACGTGGAGTTTATAATGTACAGGATAATGATTTTGATCTTAGCCAGTTTGGTTGGTTTCTGTCTGCTGATACATTATATCTAACTTTTCATTTGAATGATATGATTAGTATTTTGGGCCGTAAAATAATGAGCGGAGATGTAATAGAGCTATTACATCAACGTGACGAAGATTTATTAGATCCTGATGCACCACCTATTAATAAATTTTATATTGTGCAAGATGCCAATAGGGCAAGTGAAGGTTATAGCCAAACATGGTGGCCTCATCTATGGAGATGTAAAATAAGTAGCCTAGTAGATAGCCAAGAATTTAGTGATATACTAGGTACAGCAGATGAAGAAGATAGTTTAAAAAACATGTTAAGCACATATAATCAAGAAATGGAAGTTAATGCTGCTGTAAGAAAAGCGGCTCAAGAAGCAGATCCTATAGGAGGTATTAGTGTCAACCAAACTGATAGCGATCATCTTCTCACTGATGGTAGAACTGTGAGAGATTGGGATGCTAATACTGATTATGGAGAATCTATAAACAGTGGCACTGCATTTCCTGCAGATCCAGTACAAGGACAAAAATTTATTAGAACAGACTTCAGTCCAGTCAGATTATATGAAAGACAAGATAATATTTGGATTAGATTGTATAGTAATATTCCTGCTACATGGGAAGACAAAACACTGATAGGTAGTGATTTAACTAACGATAAATCGCAAATAAGTATTAATAATCAATCTATTATAGGACAACAAGGTTTAGATGAAGTAATAAGCCCTAAAAATAAAGGATAACAAAATATGGCAATAGTATTACGTTGTGACAAAAATATAGCATTAACACATGAAGAAATGGATAACAATATCTGTGGTATTGATAACAGAATATGCACTTTAGAAACATCAGCTAGTGCAAGCATAGCTAATACAGATATAAATAATTGGAATTGTGCTTATAATTGGGGAGATCATGCATGTGCAGGTTATTGTACAACTGAAACTAGCCATGCAGATGTTGTAGTAGATGGTGATTTTACAAGTGCTGGATTAATGACAACTGATGGTAATGGTGCTTATAATATCACAACAAATAATAGCTCTAATTGGGATACTGCCTATGGTTGGGGAGATCATGCTTCTGCAGGGTATCTAACTAGTGAAACAGATAGCCAAACATTATGTTTAGTTGGTACAGATTTAAGCATAAGCAACGGTAACACTGTAGATTTATGCGGTATAGGTGGCACTAGCTATACTGATAGTGATGTAGATACACATCTAAACACAAGCAGTGCATCTTGCAACCAAATACTAAGTTGGAATGGCACAGACTATACTTGGGTCGCAGACCAAACCTCAAGTGGCAGCGGCACTGTAGTTGCTCCATTTGCTTTTGTGAGACTTGCTACAACTTCAAATGGATCTGGTACAGGTATGAGCTGGAGTAATTGGGATAGTAATAATGGTACAATGGACTTTACCTTTGATTCCGCTCAATCTGACACTGATTATATTGTTGTTACTGATGGGGAATCCAACGATGACGGTCGTTTAGTTTCAATTCAAAATAAAACAGTGAATGGATTTGAAGCATCATTCTATGACCCTAATGGTGTATCTATTCCATCAGGAGCAAGTGCATTTACCATAATGGTATATGGTTCAACACCAACACAAACAGTTTTAGGTAATGTACAAGATTTTGCATATAGTTCGTTAACTGGCACACCTACTATTCCTGCAGATGTTAGTGATCTTACAGATACAACAAGTCTACTAGTACACTACACTGATAGTGATGTAGATACACACTTAAACACAAGTACAGCAAGTCCTAATGAGGTATTAAGTTGGACTGGTAGTGTTTATGATTGGGTGGCACCAAGTGGGGGAGGTAGTGCTGATCTAACTTGGACTATAACAAAAAATAGTTTTAGCAGTTCCTTTGAATTTAGTGGGCCTGGTATAGAAACAGGAAACACATTTAATCCTGAGTTGCAATTAATAAGAGGATATACATACAAGTTTAGTGATACCGATAACCCTACTACTTTAGAAATAAGAACTTCCGAGAACGGAAGTGCATATACTCCTGGAGTAACAACAAGCGGAAACTTAACAACATTTACAGTACCTTATGATGCACCTGATACACTTTATTATGAAACCACTGCTAGTTCCTTAATTCATGGCGTAATTAAAATTGTTAATGCTAATAATGGCTTACAAAGTAGAACAACTGTTAGTGGAAGTGCTTTTATACCACCTGGACCTCAACTTAATGTCGATATTACAGGATATAAAGGTTATAACTTATATAAGATAACCACCAGTGTTGCTGCAAGAGTTATAGTGTATACATCAGATGCAGCACGGACAGCAGATGCTGGAAGGGCAGAAGGTACAGATCCTACACCTAATTCAGGAGTTATTGCAGAAGTTATTACAACAGGAGCAGAAACTGTTACATTTAGCCCCGGTGTTATAGGATATAATGACGAAAATCCTGTTACAAATACTATACCTATAAGGTTACAAAACAAAACTGCTTCATCTGCTACAACTACTGCAACATTGACAGTGGTTCAGACTGAAGTTTAATATTGAGATAGGTTGATAATTGGAATATAAATGAATTATTTTTATGATAAACAGATACGAAGGTATTTACAACAAGTAATCAGAGTTTTTAGTAATTTTCATACTCAAATAGGAGTTGATGAATTAGGTAAACCTCTTTATCAAAAAATTCCTGTAAGATACGGAGATTTAAGTAGGCAAGTATCTCACATAATGAAAGAAAATTCAGAAAACAAAATTAGCACAATTCCCATGATGTCTGTTTACATAAATCAACTGCGATTAAGTCCTGACAGAAGAATTAAACCTAGTGAACGAGATTATGTTCAGGTTAATGAGAAATATTATAATAAAGATACTCGCCAGTACGAAAACAAATCTGGAAATAATTATAGTGTAGAACGTCATATGCCAGTTCCATATGATATGACTGTAAATGTTGACTTATGGACTAGCAACACTGAGCAAAAATTACAAATATTGGAACAAATCCTAGTATTATTTAATCCAGTTCTTAATTTAAATAGTGGAGATAATCCTATAGATTGGTCTAGGCTAAGTTATTTGGTACATACAGATATAATTTGGAGTAGTGCTCAGGTTCCACAAGGAGTAGAAAACGTTATTGATATCGCTACGTTAACTTTTGATATGCAAATTTTTATCAATCCTCCTGCAAAAGTAAGAAGGCAAACTATTATTCATACAATTATACAAGATTTGCAAACATTAGATAAGGATAGGTTACCAGAATGGCAAGCTAATAACTTATATCTAAGCGATCAACCACAAGAATATATTATCGTTGCCCAAAAGGGATTTAATGTAAAAGTTAATTGCGACAACACAATTAGCTTAGTAGATAACTTAAACAGACCTGCTGTAAATAATGAATACTATCGTTGGGACACTTTTTTAAAACCGTATGGTCAATTGAATGATAATATAAGTGTTATAAACTTAGTAACTAGTACAAATGGATATGTAGACGGTTCTGAAATTATAGGAACTGTAAGCTATAATAACACTGATCCAAATCTTTTAGATGTTGTTTGGAATGAAGATACGTTTCCATCTACAACACATAATCCTGTTGATAATTTCGTTGATCCTACCCTAAATTATCCTGGAGATGGTACTCTTTTACAAGCTGACCAAGGTCAAAGATATATACTATTAGAAGATATACCACAAACAGCGAACTGGAACACAGGAAGTTTAAATCCAAAAAAGAATGATATTATAGAATTTAACGGTAGTACATGGGATGTTGTATTTCAAGGTAGCTTGGAATCACAGGACCCTTATGTAGTAGAAAACTACATAGAACCTAACTATACAGAAGATTTGGATTTATCTATTGCAGTTATTAACAATTTAAATGATGGATATCTGTACGAGTTTAATGGTATAACTTGGAAAAATGCAGTTTGTAAAATTTACCAAGAAGGAATTTGGAGATTATACTTATAAAGGATAAATGCTTAAAGCAGTAGGTTGTATTATATATTCATCCCTTACAAAAAGATTTTGTTTTCAGTTAAGAAGCAACCAAGTTAAATATCCACTCACATGGGGTTTTTGGGGAGGAAAAGCAGAAAAACAAGAAAAAAGTACAGAAACACTTTTTAGAGAACTAAGTGAAGAACTTGGATTAATTCCACAAATAATAGATACTCTGCTATTAGATGTTTACAAAAAACAAAACAAATTTGAATATAGAAGTTATTGTGTAATAGTTAGAAATGAGTTCTGTCCTCATACCAATATAGAATCAAGTGGATTCGCATGGGTAAATTCAAATAATTATCCAGAACCCATGCACAATAATGCAAGATTAATTTTAAATAAAAAACATGTAATTAAAAAAATAAATTATATTAATAAACATTACACTATGGAAAATGTTCTAAGGATGCTAGCAAAAAGAATTAACCAATAATTTTTTTAACACTATCAACAACATCGTTTGGTTCAACTTTTACTTCTGTGGCACTATACGACTTAAGATTTTCATGCATACTATGACCTATCATTTCCCGTTTTGTTACAGTTCCCCACATAACAACCCCTGGTTTGTTAATTTGCTTTGCTGCACTAAAATGTTGTAAGCTACTATCTAAGCTAACAAATGTTTTTGCATGTTTTAGCATAGCAGCATAAGTTAATGCATTTGTATTTGCATAGGCTACTCTATTTGTTATTGTTTCTGGAATACTAACAGGTTCATTAGGTAGTCTATACAATAAAAATTTGTAATTAGGAAATTCCTCTGCAAGTGCTAGCCAAATATCTGCATAATTTTGTACATTTCTACCTTCAGTCATATTGTTGACTGGATATTGTTTATTTTGTGTAACACCTTGAGCGGGTTGACCTCCTGTCCATTGCACCATAATAAAATCGCTAGCTAATTTTTCATACATATTTTTAGCTTCAGTTACAAACTGTTGACCTATATATAAATCTGGTTGTATGTTTAGTCCTCCCTGTTCAAAAGGATCTAAACCAAACATCTGTGGCCATTCATCTAAAATATGTCTATCTCTTTTACTATATGAACTGACATAAGGTTCTCTAAAAATAATATCACTAAAATACTCAGCAATATCATAATTTAAATCACCTCCGCTCCATTGTGGGCTACTAACTACTTTTGGGTGGTATTTATAAACATCCGGAAATCCGCTTCCTACTGAAATTTTGTTTTCATCTCTTGCAGCAAGGGCTTCTATCATGCTAGTAAAAATAACTTGCTTTCCGATTCCTCCGTGTACACAATATAAATTTGTTTGTTTCATTAAACCTTTTTTGTTTACAAAATATAAAGAACTCTTACTAAAACTGTAGCATTAAATGCAGGGGGGGTTATGAATGTTATTTGTTTTGTTTCAGAATCAAAAGTATATTCATCAGGAGATACTAACATAATACCTGCTTCCTGAACAAATAAATCTCTAGCACTAATTACATAATTTACATTTGGAAAACCAGACAGTGTATAGACATCTGTAGTGTTATCTCCAGTAAACTTCCAACTTTTAGTTTGTGCTATTGGTGAATAGCTTCCTATATATGACATTTTTTATACCTTTATTCCATTTCTAAAACACTAGCAGTAACATCACAATCTGTAATCGAAGCATTAATAATTACTTGATCTTCTGGTTCTAAGTTTAAAACCTTATCTATAACAAGTGTAGTTGTTTTATATACTACAGCATTTTTTACTATATATCGACTTAAACCTGAACCTGAATTTGCACTTTTATCGAAAAAAATTACACTAACAGTCATTGCTTCGTCACTTGTATTTGCAATATATAATGCATGAACTATAGCACTTCTTAAAGCAGCATTACATGTATATAAGCTTTGATCTGTGTTAGCAGTTGCTATAGTCAAAGATGCATTTTTAAAACTAGCCATCTAAATTCCTTAATTTGAAAATGCTATGGCATATGCTATAGGATCATCTACATTGTAAAAACAACAAAATGGCATAGCTTTCCATAAACATTCACTTGCATTATATCCTACTAAATATTTATCTGTTTGAGCAGGTGTACCTTGATCTATCAAACAACGTAAAACTAGTTTTCCTGTTATATCCAAACAAGTATTATAATATCCATAATTAGCTGTTACAGTATCAAAATTCACACACGATGTTGTACTTACATCCTGTCCTATACTTATTTCTCCAGATGTATCACAATATGTTACTCCTGTGCCCCCACATAAATGAGCTCTAACTTCATTAGGACTAGGTCCAGTAAATGTAAATATTCCAGAAACGTTGTCGTATGTAAAACTTCCATCTCCTCCACAATCACAGGCACTTACTGCATCTCTTACTCTGCAATCTAAATAATATAAATTAGTACTACCTTCTGTTAATTCATCTGTATTATGATCATCTAAATCAAAGCAAATAGTGCCAGTAGTATTATCATATATAATATCACATATACCACATAAACTATTTCTAGCTCTGCTATCTAAATAATATAAATTAGTACTACCTTCTGTTAATTCATCTGTATTATGATCATCTAAATCAAAGCAAATAGTGCCAGTAGTATTATCATATATAATATCACATATACCACATATTGCTGCTCTAGATCTTGCATCTGTATAATATAAATTTATACATTCAGTAATATCACAAGTAAAATGGTTACTAATATCACTAACTTGACCATAAAGACAATTTACTACTAAATCTTTATTTAAATTCCATCTATCATCTACACTATTATAATAGAAGCAAGCATCTGCACCGCAGACTGTTAATCCTGCTCCATCTGCTTGTGTGGGATTAACAGCACAACATGCTAATGTTATATTTTTATCTGCTATATCAACTGTTGTGCTATTAACTGTCGTAGTTGTTCCGGTTACTGTAAGGTTTCCACAAATATATACATTACTTGCAGTAACGTCATCACTCAATAATCTACCACTTACACTGACATCACAAAATGTTACATTACTAGTACAACTTACATCTTGCCCAATACTAATTTCACCATTAGTATTGCAGTATGTAACTCCTGTGCCACCACATAAACTATTTCTAGCTCTGCTATCTAAATAATATAAATTACAAGTACCTTCTGCAAGTGCATCAGTAGTATGGTCATCTAAATCAAAACAAATAGTACCAGTGGTATTATCATATATAATATCACATATACCACATAAACTATTTCTAGCTCTACTATCTAAATAATATAAATTACAAGTACCTTCAGCTAATCCATCTGTGTTATGATCATCTAAATCAAAACAAATAGTACCAGTGGTATTATCATATATAATATCACATATACCACATAATGCTGCTCTAGATCTTGCATCTGTGTAATATAGGTTAGTACTACCTTCTGCAAGTGCATCAGTATTATGGTTACTTATATCACTAATTTGACCACAAACATAAGGTACTACTAAATTTTTATTTAAATTCCAAGTATCGTTAGGTTGATTATAATAAAAACATGCATTGGCACAACTAATATTAAATCCTGCACCATCGGTTTGAGTAATATCAGTTACATCACTTGCTATAGTAAAGTTAATATCTGAAATATTTAAATTAGTGGATTTAATATTGGTATTTGTACCATAAACTGTTAAATCACCACAAACATCTAGAGTATTGTTAATAGTTAAATTAGTAACATAATCTGCAAGTTCAAAACAGCAAGAGGTTATGTTATAAATTATATGCTTAGTTACATTAACAGGATCAATAAAACAAAAATCTTCTAAATCTGAAACAGTTTGTGGAATAATGTGCCATGCAGTATCATAATACTCTATAGTACAAAGATCAGAGTTATGTCTTATACTACCTGTTGCACTAATACCACCTACTGGATTTCTTTGACTGATTGAACCACTAGGTAAAATTAAGTTACCACTATTATCAATTTGTAAAATTTGGTTACTAGTAGTTAATGAGCTTAATTGGTGATTTAAATTAATTGCCATCTATACTAGTACCTTAATTTTCTAGTTTAACAATAGTTAAACTCAATGTAATTGTTGCAGTTGCACCTGAATTGTTTCTTACACTTGCATAAATTGTTCCTACGGGAGAAGTGTCATTATTAAAACCAAAAGTTCCTGGTGTAATTAATACAGTTTGGTTTCCTGTTGTGACCACGTCCAACAAAACTCCACTTCCTGGTGTAGGATCAGTTCCTTGAGATCTACTTGTATCTGCAGATCTACTTGCACTATCTGTATATAATGTTACCCATGCTGCATGTGATACCGCTGTTTTGAGAATTAAATAACTTTTAAAAGCAGTACCTGCAAAATCTATGTTACCTGTAGCGCCTGCACTTATTGATTGTGACTGGCTTATAGTTGTTCTGCTTTCTAAACCACTAGCAGCAACTGCACTTATTACCCCATTAGATATTGTAATTGTAGAATTATCAGGCTGTACTATACCTTTAGCACTACTTGTTGCTGTTGCTGCACTAATTATACCACTATTGTTTATAATTGTAGTACCATCTGCAGTAAGAAGGCTTCCTCCTCCGCTTCCACCTACACTTAATGTTCCATTGGCATCTATAGTCACAGTAGATCCATCAGGTTTTACTACTCCTACTGTGCTTGCAGTAGCAATAGGCACACTTGTTAGATAACCTGATAGTAAATTAGCTTTTGTTATCTTTTTTAACTGTGTTGTATCTGTGTCATATATTAATAAAACATCATCAGTTGCGCTACTTGTTAATTCTGTTTTTCCGGTTACAAAATTATTTCCTATACTATATTGAATTTCTGTAGTTGTTACATTTACACTTAGCTCTCCACTAACTGTCTTTGCCTCCCAAGCATTATTTGCTCTAACTAATAAATCTTTTGTTGTACCAGTTGAAGCAATTCCATCAATATTAGATAATGGTATATTTTGAAATACAATTTTACCTGAGGAATCTAAATATAAGGGTTTATTGCTTGTAGTTATTGGTGATTCTACATCTAATAAATATACCCAACCTACTGTGGTATTTTTATAGTATTCTAAAACGCCTTTAGCAGTATTATATCGTATTGCACCAGGTTCGTTAGTAAAACCTGCAACAGTTCTGCCTGAATCATCACCTGATGGCAAAGTTAAATGGCTGCCTGATCGGATAATTAAATTTGCATTAGCATCACTTTCCGGACCCGGAATAATAATTGAAGTCATATCTCATCCAAACAATTAAGTATTATTATATTTATTTATTCTATGGATGATATCCCCATTCCAACCAGCTATTTCCATCAGTAAATAATTGACTTGCTGAGACTGTTTTTGACAATATTTTGTATTGATTATTTAAGTTTGACTCGCCATGATCTTTAGCATATCCTTTTACAATTGTTACCCAATCTCCTACATTTATAGTGTCAACGTTCTTTACACTATCAGTTTGTTGTGATAACTTTTGTTCTAGATCATCTAAATAATCATAATAATATTTTTGTGGAAGGTCTAAATTTATAAAACTTTTATGAACTTTATTCCTTTTTAACCATAATTTTTTTGCATCTGCAACATCTAGTAATTGATCTTCCACAGACTTAACATATGGAACAGCTCTATAAATTTTAACTTTTTTATTTGGTTTATTATAGGTATTTCTAACTATGTTAAAAGCTTCTTTATCTAAGTTATCTTGATGACCTGTTCCATAATATTGTAAACCATTTATAGAATAAACGTCATCTGGATAAACACCGTTCATTGTTAAATTGAAAAGCGGAGCACCTTCCTTTCCGGAAGCCTGATGTTCGCCTTTATAGTCTTCTAATTCAACAATATAAGATTTCATTAGGGATGATCTTCATCGCAATGTGTATGCCAATAACTTCCACCATGTTGATCATCATGATCATGGTGTATCCAGGAGTTACATTTATAATGCATATGATCACGATGCATTCTATGTTCCCTGTGAGGTACTGTACAAGCTGTTAAAAATAAAGTTATTATTGCTGTTAAAAAAAAGTATTTCATTTTTGCCTTTTTATTATTCATAGAGAAAAAGCAAGGAGTTGCCTCCTTGCTTTGTTGTTGTCTATTAAAGGAATTTAAGGTCTGCAGGAGTAATAGCAATTTTTGCTAAGTAATCTGCAGCATTTCCAAGTGAGCTAGCAACGTTGGTCAATTCTACATAACCGTAACGTGTCATAAAGCTTACGGTTGGTTCGAATGTACCTGGATCTAATACCACACCACTGCTCATTAAAGGAATGTATGGGCAGTAGAAGGCAGCAGCATCAAGCTCGCCACTTCCTTTGTAACCAATCAATACAGGTGTATCATCACTTGCAAATTGGTTTACATATACTTTCATGGAGCTATTCAATGTTCCAACAAACTTTGTATTTGTAGGAGCCTCGAATGTTCCTTCTGTTGTTCTAGCAAATGCACTTGTTGTAGCACTTTGCAATACTGTCAATGCTGTAGGTGAAACAACAGCCCAGTTACCTGCGCCTCGTCGTGTTCTAGCAGCAATCAAGTTTGCAGCTCTGTTGATCAATACTGCTAATGCAGCATGTTCGTCACCAACAAATGTAGC